GCGATTCGACGGACCCACAGGACTACGGTGACATCAGCGAATTCGTAAACACCCGGAGGTAGTATGCCGAGCATCAGGAAGAAGCTCTTGTTTAAACACCCTTGTGTGTGCGACAGAGACGAGAGGCGTTGCCTGGGACACGGACGATCGAAAAAAGTGAAGGAATGCACGCGGATCGCACGACGTAGAGAAGAACGAATCTGGCGGAAAGACGCCGCCATTGAAATGAAAGGATGGATGTGATGAGCGACGGCGACGATAAAGGACGACCATTTGTAGGCCGGATTCACTCGGCGGACGCTTCGGGTGGTGTGGCCATCCCACTGTTTGAAGCCGGGTCCAGCGATCAGTACACTCTCAAGGAGAATGAATACCTCGTTGTGTCCGAAATCCACATCGTGTCTGCGGCCGGCGGCGACACATACGTGAACACCGGCAGCGGTGCCGCGACGACCAATTCGTCGATCGTGTTCCGAGGGACACTGGCTGCGAATGCTCTGGTGTTCAACGGTGAGTACGAGCCTTGCTGGCAATCTCCGGACCTGGGCGGGCCGCTGTATCTGACTGCCCCCGCCGGCGTCGTGGATGTTGTGGTGCTGGGAACGATTCATGTGGCCAGTGACGGCAAGAATCTTAGCTGGAAGGCGTAATGAGTAAGCCACGCTACAACTCGCGTCAGATCACTGAGCACCTGCGGGAGATCGCAGCGATGGCTCACGACTGGTCTGAGGAAGACGGGTCGCTCACCAAGGGTGAGTGTCTGGCTCGGCTGCTCTGGCGGAAAGCTCTCGGTTGGACGGAAACGATCGTCGATGACGAGGGCAACAAGAAGGAGAAGTATCACAAGCCAGAATCCTGGGCCATCCAGCTTATCTACGATCGCATGGAGGGTAAGGCTGTGAATGCCCAGCCCGAGGAAGACGATCGCCGGATGAAGGCCAAGGATCAGGTCAGCGAGCTTGCGAGGAACCGCGTGAATGCTCTGGCCAAAGAGTCTGCGTCGGCGAAGGAAGCCGTTCGCAACAAGCCCCCAACCCGGAAACGAAAGGGACAAGAATGATTCGCCATCTACGAAACCTGGTGTCTGCGATTGGACTGGGGCACAAGCAAACGCTGCTCCACGATATTTCTGATAAGGTGTTCGACGCCGTAGTCGAGCATGAGTCTTCGCTCGTCAGTGGGACAGTGACTGTGGAAGGTCGTGACATCACGATCGCCATTGGGGTCGACCAGGACAGCGGGGCCCTTCGCGATTTCTGCAGTGAGAAGTAAATGCCGAACGAGTTTCGAACACAACCCGACCTTGCCACCGACTTCCCGGATTTCCCGGCGGAGTGGCATTGTCCTATTACGGGCATGGTCGTGCCGAAGAACCCTGATGCGAATCTGCAGTGGCGGGCTCGGCTACTCCAGGCAGCGGATGAGGACAAGGGGTTGCGTGAGGACTTGTATACTGCCTGCTCCCAATCGGTGCTCTTCTTCATCAATGCCTTCTGCTTCACACTCCGCGTGTTCGAATCAAGCGGCGAAGGAAACAAGCAAGCCAAGAACCAGCATCTTCCATTCGTGACCTGGCCGATTCAGGACAAGCACATCCTGCGAGTCGAGCAAGCCATCGACGAGGGCGAAGAGCTTCTCACCGACAAATCTCGTGATATGGGTGCTACGTGGGACCACATTGCCGTCTATGCCCATCGCTTCCTGTTCCGCGACTATGAGAGCCATCTGCTGATGTCGCGTAAGGAAGATGCCGTGGATCAACTCGATGGCCGACCCAACAACTATCCGTTCGGCACCTTGTCCGCTCCGGGCACGCTCTTTGGAAAACTCGACTACATCCTCAGCCGGTTGCCCGAGTGGATGTTGCCGCAAATGAGTCGCAAGAAACTGCACATCGTCAACCTTGAAAACAAGGCCCGTCTCGACGGCGAGTCCGCAAACGCGACGGCCGGTTCATCCGATCGTCGTACTTCGATCTTCCTTGATGAAATGGCGAAGATGGCCGAAGGCGAGTCGATCAAACGATCCACTCGCGACGTTACCTCATGCCGCCTTCCGTGCTCGACGCCGAACGGTGCCGGGACCGCGTATTCGAAGTGGCGACTGAGCGGAACAATTCCTACGTTTATTCTACCGTGGTGGGAGCACCCGGAGAAAGGCAAGGATCGTTATGTGGCCGAGGATAAACTGGGACGCTTTAAGATTCGTTCACCGTGGTATGATCGGGAAGCTGAGAAACGGTCGCCGAAGGAATTGGCAATCGAAGTCGATATGGATCACGTTGGCTCAGGAGACACGTTCTTCGAGGCGACGATCCTGGAGGAACACAAAACCCTATTTGCCCGTCCGGCCAAAAGCTCGTGGGCGATTGCGTTCTCCAAGAAACTTGCGGACACGGACATTCCTGGGGTGATTCTGCGGAAGGAATACAAGAAAGTGTTCCTCGTCCCGAAGGGCCCGCTTCGCTTGTGGTGCAACCTGATCCGCCGCCGGCCCGATCAGAGCAAGACTTACACCCTCGGCATTGATATTTCGAAGGGACAGGGAGCCTCCAACTCCGTCATCAGCATTATGTGCAACGAAACCCGCGAGAAGATCGCTGAGTGGGCGGACGCCGAGACGCCGCCGTACGAGTTGGCAAAGATCGCATGTGCTCTGGCAGTGTGGGTTGGTGGAAAGAGCCGAGCATTGATTGTCTGGGAGAACAACGGCGACCCCGGATTCGACTTCGGACAGCAACTGGTCCACACGTATCAGTACCCAAACATCTACTTCGACAAGCAGAAGGGCACCATCGCACAAAAACGCGGCAAACGATACGGTTGGCGATCCAACCCGGAGCAAAAAGCTATCGCCCTCGGTATGCTGCGGCGGGCGTATGCCCACAACGGCTTCACGAACCACTCTGAAGAGGCTCTCACCGAGGCCATGAGCTATGTGAGCTACGAAGGCGGTGGAATTGGACCGGCGGAATTGGTCGAAGAGTCTGCATCGGCTCGAAAAACACACGGCGACCGCGTAATTGCCGATATGTTGTGTATTGTTGGCGTCCAGGATGCTCCGAAGAACCGTCCATCGGCGACGAAATTCCCGCATCGGTCGATCGGACATCGAATGCAGCAGTTTAAACGCAGAAAAAAGGCCCGACGACGGAATGACAAGTTCGATTTTAGGACTTCAGCAGCGTAAGGAAGCACCATGCCAAACGATCTCTCCCCAAAAGCAATTCAAGAGTACGCCCAGAAGGGAATGCAACGCCTGCACAACTTCCGGAACGCTCGGCTCATGTTCCTTCGCAACTATGTGGGGCAGTATTATGACTCCGACCACGGCGAAGTCGGCACCGAAGCCCTCAACCTGATCTTCAACGCCATCCGAACGCTTATCCCCACTCTGGTGATGACCAACCCCAAGCACAATGTCCACTCGAAGTATCTGGCGTACAAGCCGTATGCGGACATGCTGTCTCTCGCCCTCACTCAACACGACAAAGAGATCGACATCACGGATACATACACCCGCGTGCTCGTCGATGCCTTGTTCACTCTTGGGATCATGAAGACTGGGCTCGCAGAGAGCGATAGCGTGTATGCGTTCGATGACTATGATCGTGTGGATACGGGTGAAATCTACACGGAAGTCGTTGACTTTGACAACTTTGTCGTTGACCCGCGATCGAAAGAGCACTTGTTCAAGGATGCTCAGTTTCTCGGCGACCGAATCTGCGTTCCTCGTAAGAAGCTGTTGGAGTCTGGCCTCTACAAGAACGATCTCATTGAAAAATTGCCGCGTGCTGGCACGGAGCAGAGCAAATACGACCGAGCCTCGAAGTTGTCGATGGGGTCACTCAAGTCGTACAACGTCTATGATCTCCAGGATGAAGTTGAGATCATGGAGCTTTGGGTGCCCGGCGAAAACATGACCGTGACTGTGCCCGGAGCCAAGAACACCCAGTACCGCGACTTCCTTCGCGTCGATGACTACTACGGCCCTGATTCGGGGCCTTATACACTTCTGGCTCTTACACCGCCGGTGCCTAATAACCCGCTGCCCGTTCCGGCGGTCGGCATCTGGAATGATCTTCACACGCTGGCGAACCGAATGGCGAAGAAGATCATCGACCAGGCCGAGCGACAAAAGGATGTCGTGGGCTACAAACGCTCTGCGGCTGACGATGCCCAAGAGGCCCTCGATGCCGGCGACGGCGAAGCGGTGGCGATGGATGATCCTGAAGGTCTGCGAGTCCACAGCTTCGGGGGGCAGCAGAACAGCAATGAGGTTCACCTGGCCAACTTGGAGGGCTGGTTCAATATGATGGCCGGCAACCCCAACACCACGGCCGGTGTGAGCCAGGATGCCAACTCCGCGACACAGGCGAAGATTCTGGCTACGAATGCCAGTGTTGGACTGGAGCACATGAAGTCATTGCTCTACCGTGCGGCTCAGAAGGAGGGGCAGAAACGTGCGTGGTATATGCACACTGATCCGTTCATCCATGTTCCGCTCATCAGTCGGCAAACTATCCCAGCACAGTACACGATGACGCCGAACGGCCCGGTGGTCAGTGAGCCCGCTCGCCAGGAGGAAGTCCAAATCTACCTGACACCCGAGGCTCGTAAGGGCGACTTCCTCGACTACAACTTCGACATCGAACCTGAGTCGATGGGACACAAGGACCAGAACACTCGCTATCAGCAAGCGATGGAATTTGCGGTGAAGATTCTGCCGGCGACATTCCAGGCTGCGATAGCGGCTGCCCAACTCGGCATCCCGTTCTCGGCCAAAGCATTCCTGATTATGATGGCCAAGGACCGGGGTATTGACTGGATGGACGAAGTGTTCTACGACCCCGAATTCCAGGCTCAGATGACGATGCAGATGCTTCGCATGCCGAGCCCACAAGGAAGCGAGGGCGTTCCTATGAAGATGCCAAATGCTGGGATCGGCGGCGGAATGGGTGGTCTGGGTTCTATTATGCAGAACGGCCAACCAGGTCAGGTGGGCACCGTGCCGACCCAAGACCAGCAGACACGCCAGCAGCAGCAGCAGGGGGCCAACCAATCCCAGGCTGATCTGAAGAACGGAGGGATGTGATGCCCGCTCAGTACACCGCGATGCGTGACAAATTTATGAACCAGGGGATGTCGAAAGACAAGGCTCAGGCCAAAGCTGCCGCCATCTACAACTCGAAGCATCCCCACAACCCGGTGACGGGTCACTCCGATCCGCCGCCACGGAGGAAGAAGACGATGGCTAAAGGAAAACTCGGAAGCGGCAGTCGCTTCAAGAAACTGAAGAGGAAGCTCTCCCACCGTAAGGGAGTGCATGACCCTGGTGCTCTCGCCGCCTTCATCGGCCGTAAAAAATACGGCAAGAAGAAGATGGCCAAGATGGCTGCCAAGGGTCGGAAGAAGTCCTGATTCGAAGGAGGCCCGGAATGCCAATGTATGAATACGCCTGTCCGCACTGTGAGCACACTGAATCGTTCTTTAGGTCGATGAGCGACTCGAAGGCCGACCAATCGTGCCCGCAGTGCGGGAAGCAGATGACGCGGGACTACGCGGCCGAGGCAGCAGGACCGCATCTTGATCGCGAGTATCATAAGCCCATCCAGATGCACAGCATTGGGCTGACTACTCGTGAAGAGATCGACGACTTTCGCCGCCGTAACCCCAACGCCACAATCTCGGACGACCCCAACGACGAGTTGTACGGCGTTCCGATAGCCCACACGCGGGCTGAGAAGCTCCGTATTCTGGAACAGGAGGGTTTTGAGGAAAGAAATTAAAAATTTGACTTGACTTTTGTGGAGTATATGGTATACTTCATGTAGACTTCAATCGGTTCCTACCCCGGCCCCGGCCGGCAGCAACCACGGAGAAACAAAAATGTTTGACGACCTATTCAAATTCTATTTTGCCCCGGACGCAGATCAGACCCAAGGCGGAGAAGCCGAGGCCGACGAACAGAACGCCTACGACGCCGGCAAAGACACCGACGACGACTTCGATCGCAGTACCCTGGAAGAGAACACCGAGGATCGCCTGGACGCGGTTTTCAGCGGACTCTACGACGACTACAACAACGGCGAAGACCTGGATGACGACGCCGACGAAAACGAAGAAGAAGATGAATCGGACGGTCAGGAAGACGAGTCTGATGATGATGCGGCGGCGGACGAGGATGAGTCCGGCGAAGCCGACGACGATGATGATGAAGAGTACGAGGAAGACGATTCCGACGACTCTGACGAAGAGGACGAAGCCGGGGAAGCTGCGGCATCCGATGGTGCCCCAACCCTTCCTGATGCGTACAGGCGGTCCCTTTATGCGTATGGCTGGAAAGACGAAGAGATCGACCAGAACCTCGAAAGTCTGGGCGATAGCTTCATCAAGACAGCCGAGCGGATTCACGGCAACCGTAACGCTGAGTTGCAACAGTGGGCACAAGCTGGACGCGATGCCCGCACGCAGCAAGAAGGTCAGGCTACTGGCCAGCCGGATAGCGGGCAGCAGACGAACCAGCCGTCTCAACAGTCCCAGCAAGGACAGTTGCCCCAAAAACTCCAGCCTGTCGATGCTGACAAGCTGAAGCAGGAGTATGGCGAGGATGAGCTTATCGACGCCATCGTTGGTCCAGTGAACGCGACCATCGAGTCGGTGAACAGCATTCTCCCGCAGCTTCAGCAAGGGCAGCAGGCGGCTGAACAGGCTCAAGTGCAGCAGGTTCAGCGTGAAGTCGAGAAATTCTTCGGCGACGAGTCGATGACGCTATACACCGAGCTTTATGGTTCGGAAAAGGACGGCCTCAGCGACGAGCAGGTCGGACACCGCAACAAGGTGCTCGACACCGCTTACGACCTGATGGTCGGGGCTCAGTCGCTGCGAAACCAGGCCCTTCCATTGGAGGAAGCTCTGGAGCACGCCCACCAGATCGTGGCGAAGGATTTCAACACCACGGCCGCACGCAACTCGGTGAAACGGGAAGCGAAGCAGCGGAACCGTGGGATTTCGCAGAAGCCGTCTCGTCGGCGAGGCGGGAAGGACAAGCCGGTCAACGGCCGGCCTCAGAATCGCAGCGAGCTTGAATCGAGAACCTCGCAGCGACTCAAGAAAGCATTCGGCTGATGTACGCCGGATGAGTGACGTGTAACCTTGTACGCAAGAAAGGAAGTTTCTAATGGGTGTTTCCAACGATGCTCTCAAAGACCTCATCGCCACCACCCTCAAGGACTTGCCCAAGAACCAGTTCGAAGTGATGTGGGACTCGCAGAATTACGAGATTTGCCGCATCTACAACAAGAACCGGCGGCAGGTCGATGGTGGTACGTCGATTCAGCGTAACGTGCTGCTTGACCGGAATGGTCGGGCACGCTACCGTCGTCTCTACGATACGGACAACCCGGTCGTGGACAACAACCAGCACCAGATCAATGTCCCCTGGACGCAGATCGGTACGGACTACTCCTGGGACGTTGTGGAAATTC